GACCGATGGCGAGGTTTTCGCCGTGCTGACGGCAAACTTCATGATCGATTCGCCGATCAAGCTGGACGTGCGGCTTATTGAAGCGGATTGCGTCGCCTCATCGACGGTGGCGATGCTGCCGGTTGCGGGCGATGTGGACGGTATCCGCTTCGACCCCTGGGGCAACCCGGCCAGTTACAATATCCTGCGTTACCATCCCGGCGACTTGGGGTTTTTTAGTAGGCGGAACGATTACGACATTCTCGACGCAGCCGACGTGATTCACTATTTCCGCTCGGACAGGCCGGGTCAGCATCGCGGCGTCCCGGAGATAACCCCGGCGATTCCGTTATTCGCACAATTGCGGCGTTACACGCTGGCGGTCATCGCGGCTGCGGAGACCGCCGCCGACTTCGCCTCCGTGCTTTACACAGACTCCCCGGCCAACGGCGAAGCAGCCGCCGTCGAACCGATGGACATCATCGAGCTCGAAAAACGGATGATGACAACGCTGCCGGATGGATGGAAGCTCGGCCAAACCAAGGCGGAGCAGCCCGCCACGACTTACGACATGTTCAAACGCGAAATCTTGAACGAGATAGCCCGTTGCCTGAATCTGCCGTACAACATCGCAGCCTGTAATTCCAGCGGTTACAACTACGCTTCCGGCAGACTCGATCACCAGACCTATTACAAATCCATCCGGGTTGAACAGGCGCATTTGAGCGCGATTGTGCTGGATCGAATTTTCCAGGTTTGGTGTGACGAGGCGATGCTGACCAGTGAACTGGCCATACTTCGGAATAGCCGAAGTATCCCTCATCAATGGTTTTTCGACGGCACCGAACACGTCGATCCGGCCAAGGAAGCCAACGCCCAGGCGACACGGATCAAAAGCCTTACAACCACGCGAGCTGCCGAGTTCGCTCGCCAGGGGAAGGATTGGGAAACCGAACTCCGCCAGATAGCGAAGGAAAAACGACTTATGGACGAGTTGGACCTGTCGCAGACCCAGCCGTTATCGCAAGAAACCAAAGATTCTGAAAAAATTACGGAGGACGAAGTGAATGAAATCGTCGAAGAAGCCAATTCAAAAAAGTAAACAGATTCCTGATCAACTTCAGATGCTCTGCCCGCTGACTATCGAGGCGGCTGGTTCAGGACAGGCGAAGGAAACGCCGCGATTCAGTATGGTCGCCTATACCGGCGGCGTGATGAAGATCACGGGGTTCCCGCATCCGGTTGTTGTTGATCTGGAAGGGTTGAGTATCGACCGCCAGGATATTCCGGTCCGGTTGGATCATAACCCGCGCCAGGGCGTGGGACATACCCAGCGTGTCGCCATCGAAAACGGCCAGGTTGTCGCCGAGGGACTCGTCAGCCGCGATACGAGTTGGGCGCGGGATGTCGCCAAAAGTGGCGTGAACGGTTTTCCATGGCAGGCAAGTATCGGGGCTGCCGTTATCGACGCCGAGTTTATCCCGCATGGCACGCCGGTGACCGTAAACGATCAAACATTCGAAGGGCCGCTGCACGTGGTCCGCAAGGCCATACTTAAAGAGATCAGCTTCGTAGACAGCGGAGCCGACGCTAACACCCAGGCAAACATTGCGGCTCGACAGAGCTCGCCAGAACCCGCAAGGCAGAAGGAGAATTCCGTTATGGAAGACGACGCAAAGACCACAGACACGACCACCACCGCCACCGAGAATGATCAGCCGAAAGATACGGCACCGGCGGAACAACCCCCGGCGGATACTGGTGCTGAGCACCAGCACGAAACCACTCCGCCCACCGAAAATACCGACACGCCCGCCACAGTCAACGCTTCCGCAGTAACAACCGATCCCGTTGCCGATATGCGGCAGCAGATGGCGACGGAGACTCGTCGGATCGAAGCCATCCGCAAGGTCTGCGACGGCAAACACCCGGATGTTGAGGCCCAGGCCATCGAAGAAGGCTGGGATACCACCCGGTGCGAACTGCACGTCCTGCGAGCCAGCCGTCCGAACGTGCCAGCCGTGCATACCATGCCGCGCCAGACCGGCCCGCGAGTGTTCGAAGCGGCTGCGATGATGTCTTCGGGCCTGACGAACAGCGTGCTGGAGGCGGCCTACGACGCGCCCGTTCTCGAAGCCGCCGACAAGTTGCGCGGCGTGGGTATCCAGGAGTTCTGCGAACTGGCGTGCGGGCAGCAGTTGCCCAGGTTCCGTCGGGACGCGAGCGGTTGGCTGCAGGCTGCGTTCAGCACCGCGTCTCTGCCGGGTATACTGAGCAACATCGCCAACAAGATGCTGCTGGAAGGATACAACTACGTTGAGGACGCCTGGCGGCGGGTCTGCAAGATCGCCAGCGTGAACGACTTCAAGGAGCACAGCCGCTACCGCATGACCGGCGCGTTCAAGTTCGAACAGGTCGGCCCGGACGGCGAACTCAAGCATGGCCAGATCGACGAGCAGAAGTTCGGCCAGAAGGCCGACACCCACGGGATCATGTTCGCACTGACCCGCCAGATGATCATCAACGACGACATGGGCGCGTTTACGGACATCCCCCGGCAAATCGGCATGGGTGCGGGTGAGAGTATTGCCGACGCGGTTTGGGGCCTGCTCTTGGCGAATCCCACGCAGGCCGACGGCAAGGCGTTCTTCCACATCGACCACAAGAACTACAAGATCGGTGTGGACACGGCCCTGACGGTTGACGGCCTGACTGCCGCCGAGGTGATGTTCGGCGAGCAGACCAAGCCCAACGGCCGGCCTCTGGGAATCCCGGCCCGGCAGCTGCTGGTGCCGACGGCATTGAAGGTTCCCGCCGAGATGCTGATGAAGGCGATCAATCTCAACGAGACCACGACCGCCAACAAGGCCAAGCCGCAGACCAACCCGCACGCGGGCAAGTTCGATGTGGTCAGCAGCACTTACCTGAGCAACTCCAGCTTCACGGGCAGCAGTTCCAAGGCGTGGTATCTGCTGGCTGACCCGAACCGCCTGCCGGCCATCGAGGTCGCGTTCCTCAACGGCATCGACCGGCCCACGGTGGAAAAGACCGACGCCGACTTCAACACGCTCGGCATCCAGTTCCGCGGGTTCATCGACTTCGGCGTCCGCGAACAGGATTACCGCGGCGCACTGAAGATGAAGGGCGAGGCGTAATTGACAAAACGTATCGGGTGTGCGGGTGGCTGGTCCACCTGCACGCCCTCAACATTACACCCAACACTGAGCAGCAAACAGTAAGAAAGGATTTTTGAAAATGGCAACAGCAAGATTTATTCACGACGGACATTCGATTGATTACACGCCCGGTTCGGACGTTAGCGCCGGAGACGTAATCGTTCAGGGCGACCTGGTCGGTATCGCCAAACTCGACATCGCCGCCAACGCACTCGGTGCGCTGGCTGTGGTGGGTGTATTCGACTTCCCCAAGACGGCTGGCGTCGGCGAGGCTATCGCCGTCGGTGTGAAGGTCTATTGGGACGTAGCCGACACCGTGGCTAAGACGGACGACGAGACCGGCGCGAACAAGTACATCGGCAAGACCGTCAAGGCCGCCGGCGACGACGATACGACCGTGTTGGTCAGGCTCGACCAGTGACAGACTTGCTCCGCGACGGCCTGGCCTGGCTGGAGCAGCAACGGACGGCACACATGACCAGCCCGGTGGAATATCGGCGGGCTGGTCAACCGGCCAAGGAAGTCCAGGCCACGTTCGGCAAGACGGATTACGAAGTCGCCGACGATTACGGGGCCACCATCGCCGCCAGCGCGGGCGACTTCCTGATCCTGGCGGAAGAATTGGGCATCGAACCGGAAGCGGGTGACATCATCGCCGCCCCTTCGACAAGCTCAGGGCAGGCGGGCAGGCGCTACGAAGTAATGAACCTTGCCGGGCAATCCTGTTGGAGATGGTCCGACCCGTACCGCACGACCTTACGCATTCACACGAAAGACGTGGGAGCTGACGCACCGTGACGGCGTAGTCCAGAGGACGAAGACGCATGATTGATCCTTCTGTTGAAAGACATTTCGAAGTGCTTCACGAAAAGCTCGACCGGCTGGACGAGGCGATTCGCGGTAACGGCAAGCCGGGGATTCTGCTTCGGCTGGACCGTCTCGAACAGGACGCCAAGCGCCAGGGCAAACTGATCGGTCTGATTATGGGCGCACTGGCGACCGGCCTGACAACGGCGCTGGCCATGTGGATCGCGGGGTAAACGATGAGTCTGATTATCGACATTGCCGACGCCGTGACCGCCGAACTGAACGCCGCCGATCCGGGCACGTTCAGCCAAGATTTTGCCGCGTTGCGAAAAGTCCTGCCCGCTTACGAACTGTCGGAACTGGCTGAACTAAAGATTACGGTCGTGCCCAAGGCAATCGAGATCAGCGGCTCGACGCGAAGCGTAAGTCAATATGACGTGCAGGTGGACATCGGTATCCAGAAGAAACTCCCGTCGGGTTGCGATATCGAGGCTGAGGTCGAAACACTCGGCGCGCTGGTTGACGAGATTGCCGAATACCTCCGCAAGCGACCGCTGACAGATACGCCGTTTGCTGTATGGGTCAATACGAAGAACGAGCCGCCGTACGTCCCGGAACATCTGGCCGAGAAACGGGTCTTCACCAGCGTTTTGACTATTACCTACCGGGCAATGAAATGAGGAAACCATGAATAACGTAATCATGCGAAAGATCGACGTGACGGCAGACTATCAGCCGCTTGCATCGGAACGTATCGTCGTATCTGCAACTATCTCCACGCCGCCGGGCAATAGCGCCAACGTTATCTTCAAAACGCCCGAAGGTAGCGAAGTGCCGTGGATTTCGGGCGAGTGGCACGACTTCAAGAGCATCGACCTGTCGGAAATTCAGGTCAAGGGCGCCGCGGGCGACACGGTAACGATTATCGGGGGGTCCTGGTGATGGGATATTCAGCGAGCGATAACACCGGCGCTGCCGGGACCGAGAACGAGGACGTCGCCACGGCGATCAACCTTGCGGTTCTGGGTTTCCGGCTGGCCGCACAAGGGAGCCTGTCGGTACAGGGAATGGTGGACGGAATAATCGA